CTCTGGAAGCGAATTAAAGGCGGAAAAACACCTGATGCCGGAGGTGTTGGTGAGGTCGCAGAAGATGTGGCAAAAACAGGAAGCAAATGGCTTAAACCCTTACGTTTCCTTAGCCCAGTCGGCGATGTGGCGGTTGCGGGAGAAGAAATCTATTCGCACTACCTGCGACGTGGCGAAGACCGGATCAAGGATATTAACGATGCTGGTTATAGCGTTAAAGATAAAAACAGTGGGCTGGAATTACATCCTACAGGTTTCCTTGATGCCTTTGATGAGATCAAAAACTACTTCTCGCAGAATAATACCGCCAAACCTGCCTCTACAGGCAGCGGAGCCGCATCCACTGGAGCACCGCCTGCACCTGTAGTGAATGCGAATATCTATCTCGATGGTCGTGTTATTACAGATGCGGTGCTGCGCAGAGTTGACGTTGATTCGAGGAGAAAGTAATGGCAGACACTATCAATGACATTGCCGCAGCGCTGGGTGTTGACCTGTTGATGCCCGCCTCGTTCCGGGGCGTAGAATTCGACTGTCTGTTTACCCGAGACACCCTGGCAAAGGACACAGTGACTTATGCTTACCCGTACCGGGACGGTGAAGAGGTGGAAGACCAGGGGCTGAAGGCGGTGAACTTTCGCCTGCAGGCCATCTTCTGGGGTAATCGCTACCAGACAGAGCTTAAAGCCTTTTTAAACGCCCTTAAAACGGCGGGCACCGGTGAACTGGTTCACCCGGTATACGGCTCGGTGCCGGACGTGCAATTTCTGGAGGCCGGGGTTTTCCATGAAGTGGAGCCGGTTAACGCCGTTACCGTCGACCTGGTCTTTGTGGAGAGCGGTAAACCCGATGCGCTGTTTGCCACTACCCACTATGAGGCAGACGGCGACAGTATTTTCGACAGCGCGATAAGCTGGTTCGGGGATGCAATGGATACGCTGCGCGATATTCAGCAGGATATCGCCCGCGTCACCAATATCATCGCCTCAGCCGAATATGTGGTAAACGCCCTGGCAAACGAGGTGCAGTCCACCATCGGCAGCGCTCTCGATTACCTGGACTACCCGACTGCCTTTATCTCCGACCTGAAGCACCTGGCCGGTGCATTTACCGACCGGCTGTCACTGAGCGAGGCTTCCCGCCTGTCAGACTGGAACGCGCTGACCGGGCTGAAGGACACCATGCTGACATTACCGGCGCAGCGCACCACCGCGCAGCAGACCATGTCTTCCGGCAGCGTGTTCGCCTCCACCCTGCGCCGTGCCAGCGTCATGCCACAGAGCGATACGGAGATGATTAATCAGGCCATTCGCCTGGTGGCCGTAAGCGAAATGACCGACACGGCCAGCGATATCTTTGTGAATGAAATCGCCTCCCCGACGCTGTCCTCCACCGATATTGAGCGCATCACCGGTGACGTGCGCACCCTGATTGTGGAGGCTATCACCGCCCAGCGGGCGTCCGTCTCGGCGCGTATGGCCACCGCCGTTCGTGAGCAGGCCGGTACGCCGGATACACGTCAGGATCAGGCCATCATCGCCGCGCTGCAGGAAAGTGCCTGGCACCTGCAGGAGCAGGCCCGTGGGCTGATACTGGCGCTGCCGCCGCTGGTACTGCGTCAGGTGACGCGCCGCTGTAATCTGCCCCTGCTGGCGTTTGAGTGGTACGGCGATGCCTCCCGCGCCACGCAGCTGGCCCGCCTCAATCCGTCGCTGCGCCAGTCCAATAATCTGAATTCGGGAGATGTGCTTTATGCCTGGGCAAGATGAGCAGCGCCTGGCCCTACGTATCGGGGGGCGGTCACATGACGACTGGGAACGCTTCGAGGTGGATTCCGACCTGCTGACCCCGGCAGGCGGCTGGCAGTTGTCGGTTGGCACTGCTGAACCGGTATTGCCCACGAATGTGGAGGCCGGAGCCAAAGCCGAGTTGCGCTATGGCGACAGCACCATCATGACTGGCATGATTGACGAGCTGAGCCATGACGTGAGCCGGGGCCAGCATATGCTGGAGCTGAACGGACGCGATGCAGCGGCGGTACTGGTGGACTGTTCGGCCCCCATTTTTACCGCGCAGGAAATGACGCTGCAGGAGGTTATCGCACAGGTGATTAAGCCTCTTGGCGTAATCGCTATCCGCATGCAGGCGGAGAACCCCGGCAGCGTGAAGAAGGTCAGCATCGAACCGGGCGACAGTGCGTGGGATGCGCTGAAGCGCGTCGCTGAGATGAGCGGACTGTGGCCGTGGATGGCCCCGGACGGCACGCTGATTATCGGTGGGCCGGACTACAGCGCCACACCGGTGGATACGCTCATCATGCACCGCGATGGTCAGAACAATAATCTGCTCAGGCTGGGCAAACATACCGATATGAGCGGACGTTATTCTCAGACCACGGTACTGGCGCAGGGGCACGGCACAGGCCATGAAGATGGCAAAGCCAACCGCAAATGTACGGTGAAAGATACCACTATGACACTCTACCGCCCGCGCATCATGGTAGAGGGTGATTCACAGAGCGATGAAGAGGTGCAGTTTCGCGCCCGCAAGCTGCAGGCGGATGCCAGGCTAAACGGTTTTGCGCTGTCGGCCACCCTGCGTGGCTTCACTACCGCGAACGGCACGCTGTGGGCACCGGGCCAGCGGGTTTACGTCAAAAGCGACGTTCACGGGCTGGATGACGTTTACTTCATCATGCGGCGCACCTTCCGGGGTGGACGTGGCCTGCGGCAGGAAACCTCGCTGCTGCTGCGTGAAGACGGTATCTGGTTGCCAGATGCGTATCCGAAGTCCGGCCACCGCAAGGGGCACCGGCGCGGCAAAAAGGACAAGGGACTGTGGACAACATGGGAGCAAGTCGACAATGCCTGATTTTTCGGGACTGATAGATAAGCGCATCCGTAAAGCGCTCGGTGGGATACGTCTTGCCTTCCGTGGCGTGCTGACCCGTATCACTAGCACGGGCGGCGTTCAGACCGCACAGGTGGCCGGGCTGGCTCCTGAAGGGCTGGAAGGCATCGAGATGTTCCAGCAATATGGCTTCACCACCGTGCCGCCAGAAGGCGCGATGGCGATTGTGTTACCGCTGGGCGGGCGTACCAGCCACGGGATCGTGATTGCCACGGAGCACAGCAGTTACCGTCTGCAGGGGCTGGAATCCGGCGAGGTGGCCATTTATACCGACGAAGGGGCCAGTATCGTGCTGAAGCGCAATCGGATTATTGCAGTTACCTGTGACGACCTGGACATGGATCTGAAAAGGCTAAAGGTTAATGCTTCAGAGTATGTAAAAATCTTCACTCCAGAACTGAGTACGTCAGAAAAACTCACTGCACAAGGGCTTATCAGCGGTAATGGTGGCATGGCCATCAAAGGCGGCGACGGTGGCGTAACGGCCTCGTTTGAGGGTAATATCAGCCATACGGGTGGCATCATCACCTCGGTGGCCGTCACCATCAACGGTGTTAAAATTGGGCCTCACATCCACGACACACCGGATGGCCCGTCAGGCCCCCCAAAAAATGCATAACCTCACCGGGGCGGCATCGCCCCGGACTTAGCCGCTTCACCCCCGTACCTTCCTGCCTTATTCCCCCTGCGGCATTCTGCCCGCTATGGACGCCTACATCGATCACACCACCGGCGATTACACCGGACAACGCTGCAACGACCTGCATAACGCGGTCTGGCTGCGTCTGCGCATCCGTAAGGGCACGTACTGGGCTGACCCGACAATAGGGTCACGCCTGCACGAACTGGCCCGCGCAAAGGATACACCGCAGACCCGCACGCTTGCCCACCAGTATGCAGAACAGGCGCTGCAGCCGCTGATTGATGACAAACGGGCGACTGCAGTGGATGTGGTTGCCTCCTCGCCTGAAACCGGCTGGTTGCTGCTTTCCATCACGGTTACCAGTGCGGGCGGCGATGTACTGACCTTCCGGCATCCGGTCAAAGTGGTTTAAACGGGGAATTATGGCTCGCAGCGTACCGGCACTCGCCGACACTACTCAACAACAGTTACGTGATATACGTGGTCAGCTCCCTGATGCGGATGTCTCCGGGGACAGCGACTACGCAATCCGGGCAAATGCCGTTTCCGGCGTTGTGCAGGGACTGTACAACGACCAAAGCTGGATACTGCGCCAGATATTCCCTGACACCGCCGACCATGACTGGCTGGTGATGCATGCCCGTTCCCGTGGTCTGTCTCCCAAACCCGCCAGCGCGGCAAGCGGTCAGGCGATATTCACCGGAAGTGCGGGCCTGAAAGTAGCAAGCGGCCTGCAGTTCCGCCCGCGCGGCGGCAATGTGCTTTATCAGACCACAGCAGAGGCCACACTCAGCAACCAGGGCACCGTTACTGTGAGCGCCGCCGCCATGACTTCCGGCGTTACGGGCAACCTCAGCGATAACACTGCCGCCACACTGCTGAGTGCACCGCAGGGTGTCGACAGCGCGGTAACCATCCTGACTATGCGCGGTGGCACGGATGCAGAAAGCGATAGCTCGCTGCTTTCGCGTCTGCTGGAACTGATGCGCCGTCCGCCAGCCGGGGGCAATAAGTACGACTACCGCCGCTGGGCGATGGAGGTCAGCGGCGTCTCAGAGGCGTATGTGTACCCCCTGCGCCGGGGCTACGGCACCGTGGACGTGGTGATAACCGCCAGCGGCGGTCTGCCATCCGATGAGACCCTCAAGGCGGTGCAAGCCCATATCGATGACCAGCGTCCGGTGACGGCGAAAAACACACTGGTGATGGCTCCTGAGCCGATGAGTACCGATATCTCGGTCAAAGTCAGTCTTGACGGGCTTTCGCTCGATGAGGCCAGGATGCAGATAACCCAGGTGCTGACGGATTACTTCGGCCGTCTGGCTCCGGGGGAGATTGCAGTCAGAACTCAGATGGGGGCGCTTATCTCCGATATCACTGGCGTGGTGGATTACGAGCTGGTGACGCCGACAGGCAACATTGTGCCGGTGGTGAGCGATAAAACCGTGCAGTGGATACGCCCAGGCACCATCACCGTGGACGCGCTGAAATGACCGGGAACGACTACCGCGAGCTTCTGTACTTACTGCTGCCAGATGGCTATGCACGCGATGGAAAGCGACTGAATGCAGAGTTGCAGGCAGAAGGAAACACGCTGGCAAACGTCGAGCGAAGCGCTCAGGACGTGCTGAACGGTGTGACGCCTTTTACCGCCGTGGCGCTGCTGTCGGACTGGGAGCGCGTACTGGGTCTTTCAGTCAGCAACGGCATGACCATTCAGGCCCGCCGTCAGCAGATTATGGCAAAGCTGAATGAAACCGGAGGGCTGAGTCGCAGCTACTTTATCCGCCTGGCGAAGTCGCTGGGCTATGACGTCACCATCGACGAACCGGAGCCATTCCGCTGTGGCTGTAACCGCTGCGGGGACAGGCTCTGGATACCCGAAATTGTCTGGGTATGGATTGTGAATATTCAGGACGGTCAGGTGCCGGTTTACCGCTTTCGCTGCGGCAGCTCTGCCACAGGTGAGCGCCTGATGTCATTTGGTCAGAATATGCTGGAGAGCATATTTCGCGATTTAAAGCCCGCTCACACGCAGGTTGTATTTAATTACGTGGAGAATAAAACGTAATGAAAGATATTATTGAGCCGGTCGATACCGACGACGGATTATTTCACGATGGCGACCCGTCAACCGGCGCGGAAGGCACCATCGTATACGCCAGAATCATGAATGCGCTTCAGGGGGGTATTATTGATATTCAGACCGAGAATAAAAATATTCTGGCTGAAGCTAAAATAACACCTGACCCTTCGAAAAATAATCAACTACTGACGGCCATAAAAGCTATTGCCACGGTGATTGCTGCTAACGCTGCATCTGTAGCCGTTCCCGTTGGCACGCCGCTGGCCTGGCCGACTACCACACCACCCGACGGTTACGCCATCATGCAGGGCCAGGCATTTGATACAGCTAAATACCCAAAGACAGCTGCTGCATATCCATCCGGTAAACTTCCCGATATGCGCGGGCAGACCATCAAAGGTGCGCCTGATGGCCGTGCGCTGCTGAGTCTGGAGGCAGATGGTATTAAATCGCATACACATGCGGCTACAGCAGCTGCAACAGACCTTGGCACCAAAAACACCTCGTCATTTGATTACGGAAATAAGACCACATCCTCAACTGACCTCGGGACAAAAAACACCTCGTCGTTTGATTACTCAACGAAAACAACAAACGCGCCGGATTTAGGTTCAAAAACTACATCTTCCGCTGGTAATCACAAACACCGAACTGGTACGCAAGGTACTCTTAATGGCGGCGGTGGCGTGACAACAGTCCCTCTATTCAACAATGGTACTGCCACTTATACAGATCAAACTGGTAACCATACTCATACTGTAGCAATAGGAACGCACGCACACACCGTCGCTATTGGCGCACATGCACACTCTGTGGTTATGGGGGCGCATGCGCATACCGTCGCTATTGGCGCTCATGTTCATTCTGTAGTGATGGGAACTCACACGCATAACATAACGGTAAATGCTGCTGGTAATGCAGAAAATACCGTAAAAAACATCGCATTCAATTATATAGTGAGGCTTGCATAATGGCTTTTGAAATGTCTGATAAGGCACAAACAATTAAGGTTTTTAATTTACGAGCGGATACCAGCGAATTTATTGGTACTGGTGATGCCTATATTGTCCCGCACACGGGTTTACCTGCAAATTGCACCGAAATAGCACCACCGGCTATCCCCGTCGACCATGTCGCTATTTTTGATGAAACAAAACAGACGTGGTCACTCACCGAAGACCATCGCGGCGTCACCGTCTACGATACTACCTCTGGGGCATCAACTGTTATCGATGCATTGGGGGCACTGCCGGAGAACGTGGTAACGATAGCGCCCTCCGGGCAGTATGATAAATGGAACGGGGAAGCATGGGTAAAAGATGAAGATGCGGAAAAAAACGCTTTGCTGGCTGAAGCAACAGCTCAGCAGAGTCAGTTAATTTCTCAGGCCCGCCTGGTAATCGGTGAATGGCAGACGTCGCTGACTCTGGGTACTCTCTCTGACGATAACAAAGCTAAATTACAGACCTGGCTGGACTATATCGAAGCACTCAAAAACATTGATTTGAACAATCCTGAATGGCCTGAAAAACCGTCTGAATAATTTATTGACTCGGAGCGAAAGGTATCATGAGTAAACCTTCATTCATGGCTTTTCCTCTGTTTAAATGATCTCCGCCAGAAATGGCGCTCCACTAACTCATAAATCAGGACTAAGAATATGACGTTTACACAAACTGTATTGCTTTATATTTGTACCGTAGTTTGCGCCCTTTATCTGGTGGCTGGCGGCTATAAAACCATCCGTGCATATATTAGAAAAAAAATTGACCAGGCCGCTGAAGCTAAGAATGCGGCTGCACAGCCTTAAGCCATACCCGCTACGGCACTGAGACTGAAGCGTTACGTTCGACTTCTTTAATATTGGATATAACGATCAATTACATGAAATTGATCGTTATAACAGATCATAAATTAAGGAAGGATAACAATGCCTAGTTCTATCATCCCCTGGCTCGGTGGAAAGCGGAAGCTCGCCAGACACTTGCTGCCCCTGTTCCCTGATCATACCTGCTACGTCGAGCCATTCTGTGGTGGTGCTGCACTTTTCTTTATGAAGCCCCCATCAAAAGTTGAGGTGCTTAACGATATTAACAGCGATATAGTTAACCTATATCGCGTTATTCAAAACCATCTCGAAGAGTTTATTAAGCAGTTTAAATGGGCTTTAACCAGCCGTGAAATATTCCGTTGGCTTAAAGACACGCCGCCAGAAACACTGACAGATATACAGCGAGCTGCCAGATTCTATTACCTTCAAAAACTGTCGTTTGGGGCTAAAGTTGATGGGCGTACATTTGGCATCAGTGCCACAGGGCCGTCAAAGCTAAACCTGCTGAGGCTGGAAGAAACGCTATCAGAAGCCTGGCTGCGGATGCACAGGGTAACAATAGAACATCTGGACTGGAAAGCGTGTATAACCCGTTACGACCGACCAGACACGCTATTTTATCTTGATCCACCCTACTGGCAGACACAGGGCTACGGTGTACCGTTTGGACTTGAGGAGTATGTTGCAATGGCGGAACTCGCTCACAGATGCCAGGGGAAGATGATTATTTCTGTAAACGATCACCCGGACATGCGCCGGGTGTTCAAAGGGCTGGAGATAGTAGCGGTTAATACCACTTATTCTGTAGGCAGTAATAACGGTCATAAGGCCGCAGAACTGGTAATATGCAACTTCAGGCCTATACCTGCATCGAAGCCTTAAACTCTTCAGATAGACACCACAGCCCGTTATTTTCAACGGCTATTTCAAATACCGCCATTTGCTCAAGTATAAAGCGGGTGGCGTGTTCTTGTTGTCCAGCTATGTATGCAAGAGCCTGTAAGGTCAGTGAGGTAGTTTGACTGAAGGCTGAAACAATGTCATACGCATCGTCAGTCATGGTCTGGCGAGTCTGATAAAAATTCATGGTCAATTCCTTCTATGCGACTAAGAAACCTACAGGCCTGTAGTGCGACGCACACTAACTCGACGTGATCGGACAGTCCAGCGGAAGGGAGTTCGGAAAATTTGAGAAGACCTTTATGGTCGAAAATCACACAAAATTGAAAGATATTTGATATTAACGGAATGGTAATGCAGTGAATCAAATACTCTTCAAATCAGTATCAAATAATTTTCGCGGCTACA